TAGACTCTTCTGATGAATATCTCCACAAAAGAAGAAAAGCAGTATCTAAAGCAATCGAAAAAGAAGGTAATGCATTTAGTAAAGCATTGATGGCCGCTAAAGAGAAAGGTGAGAAAACATTTAAAGTTGGCGACAAAGAATACAATGTTCAATCAGAACTAAACAAACTTCAAAAAGAATCATTTACTTTAGATGACATTCGTGAAATGTGTCACTCTAAAGACCACGATTGTGCAACTTACGTTGACCACCCAGAGTTTGGTCTTGGTAAACCAGTATACGAATCTCATGCGATACCAAACGATGATGGTTCTGTTGACTGGTATGACGTAGAGTTTGCTCACGGTATCGAAAGAGAAGTTCCTGCAGAAGACATGCAAATTCTTCAAACAGAAGCACACAAAGAAAAAGTCCACAAAGATGATGAAAAAATGATTAAGAGTCAAAAGAAAAAAATGAAAGAAGAGGACGAAGAAGAAGAAGAACCAAAAATGATGGACTCAGATGAAAACCCAATGAAGAAGAAAAAGAAAGTCATGGTACCTGATGCAGACAAACCTAGCGAAGATGATGCAGAAGAAGACAAACCAAAAGTTGGTATGGAAAAACCTGAAGACAAAAAGAAAAAGAAAACTTCTGGTAATTCTGGTGAGAAAGAAGCAGAAATCTCTAAAATCGGCGAACAAGTATCAGAGTTCACTAATCTTTTAAATGAACTAATGGCAGTTGATGCAGTTGGTAAAAAGAAAAAAGAAAAAGATGGTTCTGAACCAGACGAAAGAGACGAGAACAATCCAGAAGGTGAAAAAGACTTTGTAGATGCACATGGTAAAAAAGACGTAGTTGTTGATGGTGAAAAAGCAATAGACGATACTTCTAAGACTGCTAAAGACACTAAACAAGGCAAACACGTCAAACAACAACAAGCAAAAGGCGACTCTAAACCTATTAAATCTACCGAAGCACCTGTTAAAGGTGAGAAAGAACCTAAAGAAGGTGAAGGTAAGAAGTCAGTTAAAACTGAAAGCACTCTTATGGACATGGCAGTTCAAGCACTTAAAGGTAAAACTGTTCCAGAAATGAAGAACATTATCGCAAGTAAAGAGAAAGACAGAAATCCTTTCGATGCACGAACTAAAGATGCAAAAGCATTTTTAGAAAGAATGGCAAAAAGAAAGAATGGTGACAAAGGTACAAGTCAACAATATGTAGACAAAGACCCTAAAGACTTACCAATGATTAAAGGAGGAAAATAATGGCCAAATTAGTTGCACCCCCATGGTGTGAAAATGCAGTACCAACTCTTAATGGTTGGGAAGACCCAGACACTGGTGAATTATACGTAAGTGGTGGATTTACCCAAGAGCAAATCGATGAATTCTTTGGTGCTAAACCTAAAAAAGCACAAGTATTAACAGAAGCACCTGCTAATAATAAAGGTTTAGACCAAATGAACAAGTTAGAACTTGAAGCACTTGCTAGAGAGAAAGGTGTTGAATTAGATAGAAGAAAATCAAAAGCAACACTATTACAAACTGTAAAAGAACTTTTTAGTTAAGAATCGATATACATAATAGTATATCATGAAGTTAACGAAAGATAATCTATTAGTATATGCCGCTCAGAACTATTATAATCCAAAGTGTATTGACACCGAAGATTTTCTTGAAGACTTAAAACGTTTTAAATACATCAAACGATTACTCAATCGTTATCGAGATAGTGGTGTTCTTTCTGAACGACTTATACTAAATCACTTAATTATCATCTTTAATGTCTTTGACATTGAAGCAGGTCTTAATATTCTAGAACTAAAACTAGAGGTAGAATATTGGCCAGTTATCAAACCATTTCTTATTTTTCTAAAAGCAATTAAAAATGACGAATACACAAATATAGAAATGGATAAAAATGTCGTTGAAAAACTTCGGGAGATATAAATAGAGTTATGGGAATTCTAAAATCTGCCGCAGACCTGGTATATACACTTCGATTTTTAAAGTTGTTAACTACACCTTTCGAAAAGTTAGGTGCATATGAGATTGGTCTTATCGATAAAGATGGTGTGGTAGATAAGAAAAGAAAAGCAGAACTTAAATTAACAATGGATGGTAGAATGGATTTGTCTACTCATTACACTACATTTCTACGTCTTGTTATTAGATTAAAATCATTATTAGCAAAAATACCTGGTGGTAAATCGTTTATCGCAAGATATGGTGCCGCACTGGCACTTATCAAAGAGCATGGCGAACTATCAGATAAGAATCTACTTAAGATTCACGAAGCAACAGGTATTGATATTCTAGATGTCCTTGCAGAAGATACACAATGGTTTATGTTAGATAATAAACAACTATCTCCTGGTGTCTATAGAATGAAACACGATAGTATGACTCGAATTTATACTGACACATATAAAGATGACAAAATAAGAATTCTTGAAGAAGAATCAACTCCTGTAGACGAAGTTTTAGGACTTGACATATATTCTGCAATTCACTTGCCAAGCAATCAAAAAATGTATGTGACTACAGGAGATATAACTAAGTGAGATTTAATACTTACGTACAAACTCAAGAACTAACAGAAGGCACATTCTTGTTTGAACAACAAGTTAATCGTGAACTTGCTGAATGTACATACGAAGACTGGTGTATATTACTAGAAGACGAACAGAAACCTTGGTGGCAAGACAAAGGTGAAAAGTTTCAACAAGATTATATTAAAAAGAATCCACAATCTGATACTGCAAAAGCAATGCGGTCTTATCTGTCAACTAAAGAAAAACCCACTACTGATACTGATACTGATAAAAATGTTGATGTCAAAACAAGTTCTACAGATGCAGATGAACCGAGTAAAGATAGATATAACGAACCTCTCAGTAAACACCCAACATTAAAGAAAGCACTTACTAGTGAAGTAAATGAGATTACAAAAGATTTAGGTGTGGCACGAGACGAACTTGTAAATGCAATCAAAGAAAAAAGTGTGTTTAGAGCAGTTAAGGCAGTTGGTATGGGTGGTGGTAAAGTTGCACTCGATGGTCTTAAAACAGTAGATACTGCAGTAAACTTTGCGGCAGATAAAGTAGCGGCCACACAAATGGTACAAGGATTACAAAAAGGTACAATAAAAGTTGACGAGTTTCTTAACAAATACCCTAAATTAAAAAAAGTTGCTGGTGTAGGAATAGCAGGGTTTTTAACATATCAATGGTTACAAATGTCATTCTCAGGTAACTTAGATAGTGATTATGACTTGTCAAATATACCAGAAGCAATCGCTGGTAATATAGGATTCACAGAAGTATTGGCAACACCTGCTGGCATTAAAGGTATGGGTCTACTGGCCGCAGGTATTGCCACAGGTGGTATGACAACTATTTGGGCAGGTGGTAGAAGAGGTTTGATGATGGCCGCGGCATACACTGGTGCCAAGAAAGCAGGTAATACTAATCTAGCAAATAAGTTGTTTGGAAAGATGCGACAAATGGTGAAAGGTGATGCTGGAGACTTAGACAACAAAGACAGAGAACCTGAAGAACCAGTAAAAGATAAATAGAACTATGAAGAAATGCAATTGTGAAGACTTACTACAAGAGGCCGCAGAGTATCAAGGTAGAAAAGTCACATTAAACAACCCAACTAGGTCTAGCGATGGCAAGAAAAAGTTCTATGTCTATGTCAAGAACGAGAAGGGTAATGTTATTAAATTAGGTTTTGGTGACCCAAATATGGAAATCAAACGTGATGACCCAGCGAGAAGAAAATCTTTTAGAGCAAGACACAATTGCGACAACCCTGGACCTAAATGGAAAGCACGATATTGGTCATGTTATCAGTGGAGAGCAAGTGCAAAAGTTGACAATTAAACTCTAAAGTTTTAATTGTATATATAAGAATAGGAGAAAATTATGTTGAGTTTATTAGGTAGTTTATTAGGTTTCGGTGGGTCCATAATCCCAGGTATATTAGACAGTTTCAAAGAAAAATCAGACCAAAAATTCGAACTCAAAAAGTTAGAAGTTCAAGCAAAAATACAATCAGAACAACTTCAAGTTCAAGCAAAACTCCAAAAAGAATTAGGTAAAGCAACACTTAATTTATTCGAAGCACAAGCAAAAGATAAAGAACACGAAAGATTAATTCAACACGATATGGTGTTGCAACAAGGTACAGGATTTATAGGTGGATTAGCGAGGTCAGTACGACCAATCATTACATATGCATTCTTTCTTTTATTCGCAGTTATAGAAGGTACACTTCTTTATGGCGCAATACAGGCGGGAACAGACTTTCAAGAAGCAATCAATATATTGTGGGACGAAGATACAAAGGCAATCTTTGCGGCAATAATATCATTCTGGTTTGGGTCTAGAGCAATCGACAAGAATCGTAAAGCGAAGAAATAATCATTGACAATACTTTCTAAGTAGAGTATAATAGTCCACTTTAACTTCACATACAAGGAGAAGACTTGGACTACTCAGACTTAGTAATAGAAATTGACAAAAAAAGAGATAAATTATTAGAAGATTACTCAGTCGGAATGCTGAAAGATTTTTATCTCACAGATTACGAAAAATCACCACAAGAAGGATTTGCACGTGCCAGTTTAGCATGGTCGACATACAATGATAAACTAGATGTAGAACTTGCACAACGTCTCTATGATTATGTAAGCAATAAATGGTTTATGTTTGCAAGTCCTGTTCTATCAAATGCACCCAATGGACAAAACAAGAAAAATAAAGGTATGCCTATATCTTGTTTTCTTACTTACGTACCAGACACACTTGAAGGTTTAATTGACCACTCGTCTGAACTTAGATGGTTATCTATCATGGGTGGTGGTGTTGGTGGACATTGGTCAGATGTCAGAACTGTATCAGACATTGCACCTGGTCCAATACCATTTCTACATACAGTAGATGCTGACATGATTGCATATCGTCAAGGTAAAACACGTAAAGGTAGTTATGCGGCATACATGAATGTTGACCACCCAGATATTATGGAGTTTCTAAACATTCGTATACCTACTGGTGATGTTCAACGTAAAGCATTGAATATACACAATGCGATTAACATAACTGATAAGTTTATGGAAGCAGTTATGACAAATAGTGATTTTGACTTGATTGACCCAAATGATGGCACAGTAAAAGAAACTGTCAAAGCAAGAAAACTATGGGAAAGAATACTAGAGATAAGATTTAGAACTGGTGAACCATATCTAAACTTTATTGATACTGCAAACAATAGTCTACCAGAACCACTCAAAGAAGCAGGACTTAAAATACATGGTAGTAATCTATGTAATGAAATACATTTACCAACAAGTGCTGAACGAACTGCAGTCTGTTGTTTATCATCATTAAATTTAGAATATTACGATGAATGGAAAGACACTACAATTGTAAGAGATTTAATACGAATGTTAGATAATGTGCTGGAGTACTTCATACAGAATGCACCAGACACGATTGCACGTGCAAAATATTCTGCTATGAGAGAAAGAAGTTTGGGTCTTGGTGCGATGGGATTTCACTCTCTCCTACATAAGCACGGTGTTGCATGGGAATCTGAGTTAGCAAAAGAAATTAACGAGCAAGTTTTTAGTTTCATTCATAATGAAGCACATGCAGAAACAGAATTACTTGCAGAAGAACGTGGTGCATATTTAGATGGACCAAAGAGTGGTAAAAGAAACTCTCACTTACTTGCGATTGCCCCAAATGCATCTAGTGGTGTTATTCTTGGAACAAGTCCTTCAATAGAACCACTGAAAGCAAATGCATATACACACAGAACTCGTGCTGGTAGTTTTCTTGTAAAGAACAAATATCTAGAAGAACTGCTTGAAACAAAAGAAATGAATAATGATAGCATTTGGAGTTCTATCATCACTAATAAGGGGTCTGTCCAGCATCTTTCGTTTCTCACAGAAGGTGAAAAAAGTATATATAAAACTGCTGATGAATTAGACCAAAACTGGGTAGTTCAACATGCAGGAGATAGACAACCTTATATATGTCAAGGCCAGTCTGTCAATTTATTCTTTCCTGCTGGAGCAGATAAATCATACGTGAACAAAGTACATTTACGTGCATGGAGTTCAGGTCTGAAAGGATTATACTATTTGCGAACAGAAGCAAAATCTCGTGCTGAGAATGTTTCTGAGAAAGTAGAGAGAGTCGCACTCCAAAGTGATACAAGTACAATTGTGTATACAAAACCCAATTGTCCTTTTTGTCAACTTGCAAAAGAAGAACTTAAACTTCGCGGTATACCATATGATGAAATTAATCTTGAAGAGATTGGTAAAACTGCGAGAGAAGTCACGGGTCGTAAGGGTGTTAAAACTGTCCCACAAATATATTTACATGGTGAATATGTGGGTGGTTACGATGACCTTATGGAAATATTTAACAAGGCACAAGCAGAAGAATCAGAGGATTGTAAAGCATGTGAAGGATAGGGATATATGGCACAACCAATGCAACAACAAACTGCAAGGATAACCAGAAAAGAACTAAAAAAATTAATTAAACAACAACAAGACAAAAAACACAATCAGGAATAATTATGGCATTACTAGAGTTTTCAAAAACATACAAACCATTCATCTACCCATGGGCAGTTGAACTAACTAAAAAACATGAAGAGATACATTGGATAGAAGACGAAGCAGAACTATCCGAAGATGTTCAGGACTGG